TGAAGCAGTAGCAAACATATTACTTGCTGATACACCTAACATTTCTGACCTTATATCAGACTGTACTCCCCTTGTTCTCATTTGGTTTGCAGCCCTTATTCTATTGCTATTCATTGTTAACTTATCTATTTCCCTCATTACAGCGTTTGATGCAAATACATTTGCTGTACTACCAACACCCATCTGTATACCTCTTGCAGCAAAACTTGCTCTAGCAGCTCCTTTCTTTAGACCTTCTTGGATTCCCTTTGTCTGTATTTGCCTGTTATATGCTCTAAAAACTTGCTGTGCTTCCATCTCTAACATACCAGCATTAACTTTTGCCATATCTTGTTGATGCTCATAATTTAACGCTGCGCTTTCTGCGTTGTATTTTGCTGTATTTGCTTGTGTCCTAGCCGCAATCGCACTATTTACAGTACCTGCAATTGAGCTAATGCCACCTACGGTATCCCAACTTTTCCACTTAAAACCGTCTGCAGTTGTCATAATCTCAACACCTTTCTATTTTTATACTATAACTACAGTTTATCGGATTACGGTTACACTATCCACCAATAGATAATTCTAAAGTTATTCCAACTACTGTTAATGGTAATGGATCAGTTTGTCTAATAAATATCTGACCAGTATCTTGCCAAGAAGGAGTCAGCATTAATTTGATATCTTCTGTTTTTAAATTTGGTGGTGAACCATAAGGTTCCGTAGTACGTTGTTTTGCTTCTACTAATTTGTTTTCTGTTGGGCCTGCAAATATTCCAGAACTTTCAAACACACGCAAATAAGCATGATTGATATTTTTAACACGACCTTGTCCACCTGCTTCTATCTGCAATGCCAAAGGTAATGTTTGCAAATCACTTATATAAGGTAACCCTACATGAACGACACTAGAAGCACGATTTAAAACTATACCTCCATTAGAATCTACAACTCTTGTTGGATGTGCTGCACCGTCAGTTAATATGTTGACCGTTTTACCTATTAAATGAGTTAGTCCTAATAATGTTCTCTCTGCAATTTCATAAGTACTAACAGCTGTATTTTGTAAACTGTTTGGCAAATCTCTGTCTAATCTTACTGTCGCAGTGTGATCATCACTAATACTTACAATATCGCACCTGTAAGTTTCAGTGCCTTCGACAAGCACTATTGCATCATTTATATCTGTAGTGTTATTAGGTGTGCTATTACTTTTAAATACACTAAAACTATTAGGAAATTCCAAGGTAACAATACTGCCTTTTGTATATGCTCCACCACTTGTAATTGTCACTGTCTTCGCAGTGTTTGTATTCGTGCCAATATATGATCTACCGCTGTCAACAAAAAAGCTATCTCGTTGTGTTGCATATTCTCTTGTACCCATACGTTCTATATATCTTTTGGTTGCACCATTAATAGTTCTTTTAACAACGCAATAAACTGCATCAACGCTACCTTCTGCGACTGCTGCCACACTTTCAAACGAACCATCTGTATCGTGTTGATGCCATGCCCCTACTTGCTGTTCTGGAACATATGTAAGACCTATTAGTTTGCCATTAGTACTTATCATCCAAACAATCGGTAATGGTGCTTTTGCTAACGTCATATCTACAACATCTAAGTTGTCAAACAAATGCGGTGCTCTTATAGATAAATCACCAGTAATGAAACCATTAGATTGCCAGCTATAACCTAGTTCTCTTGCATGACCACCACGACTAGCAATATATACCATGCTGTTATTAACAACTACAGGTTGTGTATCGTTAGCACCAACGTATGATTGCGGTTTTACTGCAATAGATGTAGGTGTTATCGCATCACTGTTTACAGAAGTCACTCGCCATTCAGCTGCTTCTGTCATAAACAACAATTGTGTCAATGGCACTATGTGTTTTATTCTGTTTGCTTCACGAGCAGCAACTTTAAATTTAATCCGATCATCATCTCTTATTGGCAACTTAAATGACATATCACTTTCGGTGCCAGATCTTGTCATAAATATATTTTGTGGTTCATTATTAGTACCTGCAAAAACTCTACGTTGTTCAAAATAAGAAACAGCAGAAGGGAAATTATTAGTACCAGAAAATATAGTGTCGTACCTTGGAGGTGTTACTGAAAAATCTGGTGCAATATTATTGTCAATAATGCTGTATGTATTTGGATTGCTAGAGGAATGATCTCTTTCACCAATAAAACCAAATAAGCCTGCTTGTTCTTTGTACACTCTGTATCGTGATGCACCTGTTACTCCGGTCCATGTGATTGTATTTTTTGCACCAGTAATAAAAATATTGTTTGAGACACTAACCTCACCTGATGCTGCACTTTCCCGAATATTATCTTGCGCTACTGCTGTTACGACATATACATGATCTTCGTTAGTGTCCGTGTTGTTGCTGGCTGAACTAGGCATATATGCACTAGCAGATAATCCACCTGGTGCTGATATCGTTGCCGTAAAATCTATATCTATAAGCTGCCAATTCTGTGCGCCATATCTTCTAAGTTCTGCAGGTTCGTGATTAGGATGTACTAACGTCATAACGTCAGATGATTGCACAAATTTAATATCAAATAGTTCTGTTTCTAAATATGGTGATGGTATTTCATAGGTATAATCTGCTGGCAGTGGATACCAACTAGCAGCAAATGGCGGAGTGTTATTAGTATTTGCTGCAACACAATAATAATTAACACCATTATGTTTTCTTATATCGCCAATAGAATAATTAGTGTTGCCAGCCCATGCTGCTCCATCTGTATACTGTAGGGTTCCACCTAATGTATGAAACCTAAAATATGTATGGCCCATTTCAATAGCCATTGTCTGTGACACATTGAATCTAAAAGGTATAACTCTCGTTTGTTTTGTAGAATCTTTTACTTCTTTAACAAAAAACAATCCCGGTCTATTTTCTGCTGGCCCTTGTGGTTTTGCAATAAAATTACGCATTTTTGCAGCACCTTGTTGATATTTAGTATCATCAATACGACCTAACATTTCTGGTGATATTTCACCACTAGAAAATGATTTAAGAAAAGTTCTTGTATTTGGCATTAATTACCTCCCAGATGTCCAAGGTACAATATGCTCTACTGTTATATCTCTATGTAAATTGTCTTGTTGTTTTGCACTGGTTAGATAATTTCTCATTAATTCTGCACACCTTTTAACCTGTGCCATACCTTGATCACCTTTTATTATTGGCCCTGCCAACATAGATGCTAAATGCCAAGACAAAGTAACAACAAATAATGGAGAGAATTTAGTTGTATCAGTTACTAGCGATTGATATCGCAACATGGCATCATCTTGATTTGTATATATCAATGATCCTTCTACTGCAAATTGTTGTGGAGTATATTGTCCCGCTACGATTGTTGGCGCATAATTAGCTGTCAAATTACCAGGCGTATCACCAGCAGCCATTCTTGTAGCGTAATCGTTTTGCGATGTCGGAGATATGATTGCAACAGGTGTCATCATGTCAGCAGGTGCTACATATGCATAATCCCATTGAGCGATAGTGTTAGTTGTTGTTGCTAAACTTGTACGTTTGGATGCAAAGTTCCAAGTGTGTGATTCCAACAGACTATTTCTTGCAATAGGATAAAATCTTGCAGCGTGTTCCGCTTGTGCAGAACCCTCTGGTGGATTTATCGAAGCAATAGTTGCATCATCGCCTAAATTTGCTAAGGCAAGATTGCAAATATCTATTTCAGTTGCCATAAGATCTCCTATAAAAAGAGGAGGTCAGCAGTGATACTACTAGCCCCCAGTAAAAAAATAAGAAAACAAATGCCTACTTATTTGCTGCCTCAAGTTGGCTAATGAGAGTTTCTCTGGTTTGTCGTTTCTTTAGCTCAACGCCAATAGAACGACCATACTCTTCCAGCTCTGGCTTAGTCATTGAATCATAATCAATAGGTTCAGTCGTTGACTGAGGTTTAGGCCCACTGATTAATTCAAGGTGTTGGCAGAACTTTCCGTTGTACTCAAACTCCTCATCTACATTTCGTAGGGACTCACCCACAAAACACTTGATTTTCGCTTTATAAATAGGCATTTGTTAATCCTTATTAGGTTACGGTGAAGCCAGAAGCATAGTACTTCTGTCCATCGCCAATAGTTTCTACTACGTCAGCAGTAACTTTACCTGCATTATAAGTACCAGATACTGTGTATCTTGCACCTAAATATCTTTGGCCCTTGCCAGCGATATCAGGATTAATGCGTACTACTACGTTCTTGCCAGCTGTAAGTGCTGCTGTAAGGACTGCATTGCTGCTTCCTATAACAGTAGGACTAGATAAGTTAGCGTTCGCACTAGAAACAACCTCGAACTGTACGCTCGTACCATTGACTAATGCAGTGGTAACAGCAAAGTTCATATACAAAGCAGTGCCTTCTCCTACATCTCTAGCAACTCCTAAATCAATAGTGTTAGTAGAGAATGCAGTTGAAGTAATTGCCTGGTCTTCGCTCACTCTGAGCAGTTTGTCCGTAATCATTTTAAAGCTCCTTTGATGATGAATAAATTAAGCAACCGCTGATTCGGTATTAAGTAGCGCATCTACTCTTCTTAGAGGAACTCCTAAGAATGATAAGTAGCTTTGTGCTGATCCGAACTGAGATAAACCTTGCTCAATCGCCAAGACGTTTTGTGATTTATCTAGTGCTTGAATAGCCATGCCTGAGTGAACAGTTCTGTTCATGTAGAACGCTGCTCTACCCATTGCCATATTAGGAATTCTGTACAACGCCCTAGCCATTAACTTAACTAGGTTTGTTGATGCAGCTGCTGTCTGTGTACCAGTAGTTCCAAGTAGGTCAGAAACGTCAATGTTGCAAATACGAACAACGTATCTCCAATCTTTAACGACTAAACCGTTCTTCCACTGGTAACGAGTAGCAAAAGCTTGAAGCCTTGTGCCATCGCTGTTGTAGACAGTTTGCTCGCCTAGATCTTCGTG